AGCTTGCCTTTTTCGTCATAGTAAATGATATAGGCAAGTTTTCCTGTGTAAGTTCCTGAACGATTTTGATATCCAACATTTATCGTTTTAGGAACAAAAATACTACTGTTCAATCTGTTATTCTCCTCTCACAGTCACTTCGGTTCGTCTATCGTAAGACCAATCGACATCAAATGAAGTCATATTGTCTGTGCTAATCACTTCACCATTTTTAATTACAACTGGCTTACCTCTATATGGAACAAACACCATACATTCCATATCTTCATTGTTTGCATATGACTTGAATATCGCCTGTAATATTCTATCCTGTTGTTCAATTATTGCTTTATATTCACTCAGATTTTTGGAAACATCCAAATACCTACTATTTGAAGCTTCACTTAAAAATCGAATATCAGTTTTAATCTTTTCAAGTGTTTCTAAAATTTTACTTAATGTTTTCATATGCCTATTCTCCTCTTACATCGCCTTTGCAATCGACTTAACCTGATTGTTGAGATATTTTACAACCAATCTCATCTCTGCCAGTTCCAAACCACTACTAAGACTAAATTCATCCTCGTCATAGCAAGACGAACCTGCTTTCAAAGCACCACTTCTAACCTGGACTCTCTTACCATTATCTCTATACTGATATTTAATGGTCTTTTCATCACCCCTAATATCAATAAAAGTAAGTTTGTGTGCCAAACTCCACTCGCTCCAAGGTTTCTTTACAGGTGTCTCAACCTTTTCAAAATACTTTTCATACTCGTCATATGACATACAACCAAGATGGCAACCACCAAATTTAAAGCAGATTACTCCACCTTCCTGAATATCAGTTACTTCACAAATCTCACCAATGTTATCAAACACACCCATCTTACGAACTAATTTAATTTTATCGCCTTTAATCATGCTGCTTTATCCTCCTTATTCGCAAATTTTTTGTTAAATGCATCAATAGCTTTCTGATCCTCTGCTGTTACGTCATCATTAAATCTTCGTCTAGCCTGTACGATATGATTATTTCTTACTTCAATCGTTACCAAACTCTCATCTGGTTTATTCTTCTTTCTCAAGAAAAGAATGTGGCACTTACCGTCAATAACCTTATCTATGTATGAAGCTACGCAGTTGTTTTGTGAGGCAGCCTCATCCTTTATGTCCTGTGTAGAATCTGGATAAATGAATATGTAATCACCAAAAGAGCATTCGTACTGTTTATTTATTCTCTTTTTAAATAACTCTTCTGAGAACTCTTTCTTCATTCGATTGTAATTTCTACAAGCAATTCTATGTGTAGTAAGAAAATGTCTTGGATACTTGTCATACTTTGGACTAAGCTGATTCATCATATCAGCATAGTCGTACAATTCACGAATTAAGAAACCCATATCTTCAATTGCTTCAAATGTCTTAATTCTATCCAGATACAGCCATAAATCCTTTGCATTATATCCAAATTCATCAACAAGTTTGTTTAAAAATGAAAAATAGTCTGGTGCATGGTCAATCCATCTTTCATTTTGTGTATTCCATACAGTATAAATATCATCAGATGTTAAACTAATATACTCCAAGTCATATGCGATATAATGAGCATTCGGATTTTCTTTATAATATTGAACTGTGTTATTAGATAATTTAATGGAATATTTTCGACATAACTTAATAAGAGATTTTGGAATTTCGTTAATAGAATATTTAAAACGATAACCATCTTTAATGATATCATCGAACCCTGCTGAGAAAATTTGTTCAAACCTTGAATATTTTGGAACACGATCAAGAATTGTCCCTATATTGCAAATTGAATACGAATACATTTCTGAATTTCTAACAAATTTAAGAAATTTAGCGTATTTTTCATCGTCACAACAATCAAATAGATCATTTAAACTAAATCCTGATAGTTGACTTCGTAAGTCTTTTACTGGCTTACCTTTAATACCGATTGCTTGTTTTGTAGCAAAATCATATTTCACAGTACGACCATCTTCATAATCAAAAATAAGATACTGCTTGTCTTTATATACTCTCGTTTATATCACTCCTATCTGTTAAAATTTCCGAAAGAAACGAATCTTTCTTGTTAATTTATTCTTTTATTGGCTCAACCCTATATCGTTCATTCCAATCTGTTCTCTTCTTTAATAATGGAATCCAAGGACAATGCAGGTTTTCAGATTCAGTTCCTATCAAGTCATCTTGATCACAACCAAGATATTCTCTATGACCACAGTTAGGACAAGCTACTTCATATTCAGGAACTTTATATTTAAAACTACAATAGTTAGGAAATATCATTCGAACATTCCAATCATCCCTTGATTCAACTTCATATACACAGTTGCAGCATCTACATACAAACTGAATATTTTTACCAAAATAATCACCTGCTATAATTTTCATAATGCACCCTCTTATTTATTCTCTCAATCCATCCAACACTCTCATCAAAATATGTCTTGTGAGATTCTTAACATCACCACTGTACAATCCACATTCAATATCGCAAGCCTTTAGAACTTCATCAAGAGTTCTATTTCTCTCTTCACTCAATAATCTCTTACAATTCTCATACTGAATATCATTTGTTTCATGAGTATTTCTAAGATTACTTTCTGAGCAACGAATAATATCAATCAGCTCATCTTTTGTCATAGATTTTAACGTACTGTCAGAATATGTTTTTCTTCCATCGCCTATTGACATATAATTATTCTCCTTTTTAGTGTTTCACAATCTCTCTATCTTTACAAAATGTTGCAACGAAATTTCCATTAACATATATTTCAAATATGTTTTTATATTCATTTATCGAAAACGAATCTGTTCTCTTAATTCCTAATTTTTCTCCTTCTTCCCAGCAAGATTCATTAAATGCATCATATAAACTCTCTTGTAAATTATCTGTATCAATTGCTACAATTTCCATTCCTATTGGTATTTCATATCCAACAATATTTCCACTTATTCCATTTTCAGGATCTCCATAGTAAACTGGAATTGATCCATCTTTTGAATGTAAACTAGGTCTACAAAGCCAACAAGCCATATAATTATTCTCCTACTCTTTCGCAATTCCAACACCACTTACATGAAAACTTGTAACTTTACCATCCTTAATTTCAACACTTTCTTCTGTACCACCATGCCAAACAAGACCAACGCCTGTGATATACATACCATCTTTGTCTTCAATTAACTCAACTTCCTGTGCTACTCCAATAGGAAGAAACTGACCATCACTACATGGCATTTCAATCGGAACATCCTTTACATTTTTATAAGCGTTTCTAATTGCTTTTTTTGAATATATGACACCATTTAAATCAGGTGTATCAACTGGAATTGGAATTCTAAATGTTACTTCTATATTCTCTGTTCTCATATTACTATTCTCCTATGCACCTGTATTTGCTGTTAAAATACACTGTTCTTCATTCATATCAATTTCTGTAACAGTAATCTCTTGACACTTCTTGAAGTCATCTGAACTTATTCTTGCTTTTCTTTCAGCATGTCGTTTATCTTCTGCAATAATTACCATTGCATAATCTTGACACCAATCTCTTGCAGGTCGTTCTACTAAATATGCTTTCATAATGTTATTCTCCTCTGTCTAATATCTCAACATCAATACAAAATAAATCATGTAAGTTTTTAATCTGCTCATCAGTTGGTTTCTTCCATGCTATTGTATCATCAACATTAATCGTTACAGCACCACCACATAGCTTTATTCTTGCAATGACTTTTGGATTATAAATAGCTGCAACTTCTGACATTGGAATACTATAACTTGTTTTTGGTAATTGTGTCATGTACTTATTCTCCTAATATCTATAATTAATATAATTATTTCGTTGATTTTGTTTATTACTAATTGCTTGTTGTTCTTTCAATAATCTACAATTTCCGCAATTATTTCTATTTTTACAAAACCAACAATTATCATTATCTAATGTCCACCATCTAGGAGGTTGAGGACGCATTTTTCTTTTTGCTTTACCCATTGTGTCTACCTCCAATCTGTCCAAAGAAAGAAAAATTTCTTGCTAATCTAACCATCTATTATCCAAATAGTAGAACCCAAATACCATTCCACCGATTAAAATAACCCAAAAGATCCAGAAAATAATAATTGGAAAATCAGATTCTAGCCTTTCTATCGTCTCGTCAATAGTCAAATTATTATAAAATGATGTGTTATCAGAAATGGTTTTATCTCTCAAATCTGTAAAAATTGTTCCTTTATATTCAGTGTCAACACCATAATACTTATATCTCACATGACTTGACTCTTTAATTGTGTCAATATAATCAGTACCAGGTAAATCAATTTTATTACTTGTGAAAATTACTCCACAAAACAATATTTCTTTGCACTTAATATCTTCACTTCCAACTTTATCCCAAGTCCAATATGTTTCTGTTGTATAATAAGTTTGTGATTTGCCATTAACAGTTCTTGTATGAGCTACTTGTCTTGTATGCATCGTATATTGCTCTTTAATTTTTTCTACATACATATATTCTCCACCGATTTCAGGATATGTAACTGTATCTACCGCTTTTAAATCACCATATACAAACGCATTACCAACATTTGTGTCCATTCCGTATTGGAACATTTCTTGACTTTCTATCTTAACAGCCTTATTATAAATTTCATTTTTATCCATTTGGCATTCTGAAATCTTGGAAGAAATCAGAATACCAAACAGAATCATAACTGCAATGATAGAAATACTAGCCAAAATTTCACGTTTTGTTATTTCAAAATCGCCAAAATCAAAACCCTTTCTACCATGTCTCATATACTAATCCTCTTTGAACAACGACTGTGGAGCATCAACTGGCGCATTGTAATCCAGATACTCATATTCCTGCACTTCATATCCAAGCAATCCAAGGAACTGTCTTGTAGGGAACTTTCTTACATATCTCTTGTATTCCTTAATCTGCTTATTGTAATTGCTGCGATACTCTGCAATCATATTCTCTGTCATAGATAACTCATTCATAAGAGTCTTATAGT